AAAAAGTATGGGGGTGAATTTCGGGAGCAAATGCCGAACTTTAGCACTAAGGACGAAAAGTACCCGGTGGTATTTGTCGAACCCGTTAGCGACTTAGAAGACCTAAACACGAACCAATTTTCTATTAACGTTTATTGCGTTGACATTATACAAAAAGACCGTGCAAACCTAAACACAATAGTTTCAGATTGTCAGTTGATCCTAAAAGACATGTACGTCTATTACATAAACGACATGGACGCTCAACTAGATGTAGTAGGTACGTCGACCATGACACCCGTAAATAACTTTGACAGCGACTACGTGGCGGGGTGGGTGATGAGCATAACGTTTGAGGTATCGACTTACGGAGCGTGTGAAATACCAATGAACCCAATCGAACCCGTTGAGGTAATATGTGAACCGGGTTACGTTGAAAACTCGGACGGAAGCTACACGGCAACCGTACCTAGTGGTGGTTTACTTATACTACCAGACACAACCTACAACGTATATTTAAACGAGGTTCTTGTAGCCACGGAAACGGGAGTCACTTTAGGAAATTTTGATATAAACATAGTATGGCAGTAAACATAAACATCCCTTCGGAAGTTACGCAAACGATAACTGACGGAGTAACCACAACAGCACCCTCAGAAAATGCGGTATTTGACGCTTTGGCTTTAAAGGCTAACAGCGCAGACCTTGCACTTGTTGCAACAACTGGAGATTACAACGACTTAGATAACTTGCCTACTTTAAATAATGGCACGGTTACTTCGGTAGACTTAACTATGCCACCTGCATTTTCGGTAAGTGGTAACCCTGTAACATCTAGCGGCACATTAGCCGTGGCAGCCGCAGGACTTAGTAGTCAATACATAAGAGGTGATGGACAACTTGCCAACTTCCCGACATCGAGCGGTGGTGGTTCAAGTGTAAGTTACTATTTAAATGGTTCAGTTGCTCAGGGTACACTTGGCGGTGTGGCATTAAAGCAAATGAGTAGCACACCCGTAATTGGTGCAGGAACTGACTTCACTATCAATGCCGATGGTTACATTCAATCATTCATCACGGACGCTAGTGTACCGAATCAATTGTTAATACCGGGTGGGAATTGGAATTTTGAGATGTATTTTTCTGCATCAAGCAACGGCGGAACACCAAGGTTTTATGTTGAACTTTACAAACTGAGCGGAGGTACATTAACATTGCTTGCATCAAGTTCCGCAACTCCTGAGTTTATAACTAACGGCATTGCAATTGACCTATACACAACAGCATTAGCAGTTCCAAGCACAGTACTTTTGGCTGCGGATAGACTTGCTGTCAGAGTTTATGTAATCCATAGCAGCAAGACAATCACACTGCACACAGAAAACAGTCACCTTTGTCAAGTAATCACAACATTTTCTACGGGCTTAACTGCATTGAATGGCTTGACTTCACAAGTTCAGAACTTGGCAGTAGGTACAAGTGGTACTGACTTTGTAATGTCATCTGCCACAAATACACACACATTCAATTTACCAACTGCATCAGCATCAAACAGGGGTGCATTGAGCTCAACTGATTGGAGCACATTCAATGGCAAGCAAGCTGCATTGGTAAGTGGTACAAATATAAAAACAATCAATAGTACAACTATACTCGGAAGTGGTAACTTTAGTGTGATACCTACACATGACGGAGCAACCTACGACACAAACGCACTGCAAACGGTTACAGCCGCAGAATACGCAGCACTTACACCAAACGCATCTACAATTTATTTCATTGTATAATGAAGATAGGTTCAACTGATATAGTCAATTGTAAGATAGGCAGCACTCAAGTCAATGAGATACGCATTGGCAGCACTTTAGTATGGCAGTTTTCAAGTGTTGACCCTGACGCACAAGCCTTCATTACAGCCGCAGGAATAACAAACCCAACGCAACAAACAGCAATCAATACACTTGTTTTATCCTTAAAAGCTAACAGCATTTGGACTAAAATGAAAGCTATTTATCCATTTGTAGGCGGAACTGCAACAAGTCACAAGTTTAACTTGAAGAATCCACTTGATACAAATGCAGCGTTTAGATTAGTGTTTAATGGTGGATGGACTCATTCGGCTACGGGTGCAAAGCCAAACGGAACAAATGCATTTGCAGATAGTTTTTTTATACCTTCTACCAATTCATCTTTAAATTCATCACATTTAAGTTATTATTCAAGAACAAACTCAAATGGTACTGAAATAGAAATAGGATGTTTTGGACTTATAGCATCTTATTATATACTTGAAATCCGAACTTCTGGAACAAGCTATGTTTTGATTAATCAACCTACATTAACAAGTTTTGCAGATGCAAATTCTTTAGGTTTTTACCTTGGAAATAGACAAGCAGTAAATGATGTAGATGGTTGGAAAAATGGGGTTAAATTAGTTAATGGAAATCAATCCTCATTTGCTTTAAATAGTACTAAAATATATATAGGTGCTATGAATAATAATGGGGCAGCAGGTTTTTTATCAACTAAAGAGTGTTCATTCTCATCTATTGGTGACGGCTTGACTGATACAGATGCAACAAATTTCTACACAGCCGTTCAAACTTTTAATACAACTTTAGGCAGACAAGTATAATGAGACTAGACAATTTAACACAAGACCAAAAATTGACTTATGTAGGGTTACTTACCGAAGTTCAAAAAGACGAACTTGTAGGGCAACTATACACCGAAGATTCTTATTTTAATCCTATTCAAGATGTCAATGAGAACTGGATAATTTCAGTTGAAGAAATGGAGTTTTGTACGGTTGACCAATTCGCTTGGGTGAAAGACCTGCCACTAATCGAGTATGTACCGAAAGTGATTGAGTTATGAAGTATTTAATTACGGCACTTGTTGCTATCTATTCGTTTTTTGCACCTATCCAATTTATTTTATTAGTCATTGGACTTGCTATTTTTGTAGATACGGTTGTGGCTATTCGGCTCACGACTGAAAAGTTTAGCAGTCGGAGACTACGAAAGGGGCTAGTAGGTAAGATGATCACGTACCAAAGTGCTGTAATTCTTTTCTTCCTTATTGATTACGCAATGGTCAACGAAATGGTTAAGACGGTGTTCTCAGTTGACTATACTTTGACTAAATTGGTCGGGTTGTTCCTTGCAAGTATTGAGGTGGTCAGCATTGACGAGAAAATCAGAGTCAAATACGGAGACGACAAGGGATTTATTGCTCGGTTTAAGAGGTTTATTTCCAACGCAAAGAAGATAAAGGATAGTTTCTGAGGTATTAAGCCGACTTTTCATATGTTTGCACGTATAATTTACACACTTAAATACTATTTGTATGCTTTTACGTATAATGTTTGTCCTATGTTTAACGTCTTGCTCGGTTAATTATCACCTAAACAAAGCAATTAAAAAGGGTTATCGGTGCGACACTATAGCCGACACGATTAGAGTAAATAAAGTAGATAGTTTCCTTATAGTGAAACACGACACTACTTACTGGGTGAAGGTACTAACGTCAAAAGATACTATTATATACTACAAGACTTCGTACTATCCAAAAACACGCTTTGAAACAAGGTTTGAATACAAACGTTTTAACGACTCTTTGCGTGTAATTCGATTAATGTATAAGGACAGCCTACGAAGTGCGCTTAAATCAGCTAAAAACGACCTTAAACGTGAACGAGTAGTGCAACGCAAGTCACCACTTAATCAAATTAAGAACTATTTACTCATTTCACTATTTATTCTACTCATAATTTTAATGTTTATTTTGTTAAGAAAAGTTTTACTTTAGCAAAAAAAACCTTATGAACTTAGAAACTTACGTAAAATTTATTAAGAAGTGGGAAGGGGGCTTAAGCGGTGACCCTTCGGACTCTTGCAGCGCAATGTACTGCCCAGTGCTAAAAGACGGAAAGAAATACCACACTAATATGGGTATATGTTACTCGTCTTGGGTAGGTCAGTTCGGACACGACAACAACGTCAGGTTCTTAAATATGAGCAACGAGGATTGGTTTAAGATATTCCGTAAGGGCTATTGGGACAAGTGCCGAGCTGACGAGTTTAAATGCTTTTCTATTGGTGTTATTGTCACAGGAATGGCGTGGGGATCAGGTCAACACCGAGCAATCATAACCCTTCAACAAGCAGTCAATAACTTAGGCAAACACATAGTAGTAGATGGTGACATCGGCATGAAAACTTTAGCAGCTGCAAATGAACTTGACGATCAAATTCTTTTTGACGAGTTAATCCGACTTAGACACGCTTTTTTTATTGCCATTAGTAAGCCCGGCATGAAGAACGCTAAATTTCGCAAGGGTTGGTTAAATAGATTAGCCGACTATACATTAACCTTTAGACCATGACCCGCAAAAGATTGTTTTTCGACATTGAGACAAGCCCGAATATCGTTACTTCGTGGCGGGTTGGTTATAATCTAAACATAAGCCCCGATAACATTATTCAGGAACGAGCAATTATTTGTGTTTGCTGGAAGTGGGAAGGTGAAGACGAAGTACACTCGTTGACTTGGGACAAAAACCAAGACGACAAGAACCTTCTAAAGAAA